GTTGCCAGCAGAGAGGTGTTAGAATCGAACCCCCTATGGGTAAATAAGAAGTTTTCCCATTCTTTACAATGGACCAAAGACCCGTGCAATATACCGTGGCACTCATCACAAACTGCAAATAAATTTGCCCAATCTAATGACTTCCTAGGTGCTTCTTTTCTAGATATTAAATGGTGAACCTGTGTTGATGGTACTTTTTTACAGCGTTCGCACAATGGATTCGCTGCCATTTTCATATTTCTGACTTTTCTGCCTTGTCTTGTTGTCCATTTATCCCCTGCCAATCTTCTTTTTCTTTGATTGGCAGCATTGTCATACTTACGATTTGGCCAGCGTTGGGTGAGTTTCCGTCTAGTTTTGGTTTGTATGTATAAACTTCTAGCCATCTCTTGGCATTATCGTCAACTATCAGTCTATAACAATAAAAATGAGATTTCCTTTGTGGAACCGTGGTTCCAGAATTATTATTATTTTTTTTCTTTTTTTTTATTGACAGCCCCAGCCTCTCAATCTGTAAACTTATCAACCCGCACCAACTATTTGTAAGCTTCTAATTGTTAGCTTCTGTTTGCTAGTTAATGACACCCCCCGGAATAGTTACTCAAGATAATAGCTCGCTAGCTATCGTTTGAAGCTTCTTCGAGTAGCTAACCATTAGTGACCTATTGGCAAGGATTGTTTGTTCTCGCTCTTCTAATGAAAGCTTGTTCCAGCCATCAACAGCACACATAAGCTTACCAAGGGCGACATCTGATACATTCTGATCGAGTTTCTTTTTTAAGTTTTTAGGCATTTTATTGGAAGAAGACAGTTTTGCCTCTATCTTCTTTTCTGGAAGCATACCATTTGATACATAGTCTTTTATTTTTTCTGCAATATCTCTTGATGGGACAGCATGAGGATTTTTGTACACGTTTGGAAATTGCTTTCTTTCAGCAACAAGTTCTTTTCTGACATGCGTAGAAATAAACCTATATTGCCTCTCGGTTGGCAGTTCTTTTCGGCAAATTGGAAATAAGAAAATAAATTCTCCATAATGGATTAAATTGTTCAAATGTCTATCTTGTGGAGGCTCGTACTCTTTTCTATGTATAGAAATCTCTGCAAGCTCTTTTGAAAGCTGTTTTTTTGCCTCAATTGGACTGGGCAAATGGTCCAGGAGTTTGTATTCGCCGTCATCGTCAAAATAAAATGCAGGAGATTCTCTAATTTCCTTGTAACGCCTGTAAAGGGTTATTGCATAAGCCGTGTACATCTTAGAAAGACCAGCGTAGGACTCTAGGACGCAATTTCTCCAATCGTTTTTTTCAAAATAAGAACACCATGCTTTTGTATGTTCTTCCGCATCAATCATGGCTTCCAAGTTCTGATTTACTATTTCTGTGAACGAACCTTCATTGTTGACATCTGAAAATGTCTTCTGCATAAAAACCTGCTTTCCCCCCCAGAAAAATTAAAAGGGAATGTCTGGGTGATGTTGTTTGGGGTCAAATTGGCCCTGGTTAAAGTTGTTGGGCGGAATTTGTTGATTTTGCTGTGCTGGTGGCCGATACGGTTGGCCCTGTTGCATTTGTTGAAAATGCTTGTTGGCATCAGATCCTACTGAATTATTTATGGAGCCATCGTTTGGAATGCCTATGGAATCGTCTTCGAATCCTTTCATTGAATACCATTGCCCCCTGCCATCGTGCATTTTGTACCTTGAAAGATAGGTGAAAAATACGATTTTTTGCCCTGCTTGTATGTTTTCTTGGGCTTCCATGACGATCCTATGTTTCCAGGGTGTAGGGGTGTCTTTTGTTTCATCTCGCTCAGTGACTTTTAATATGCGCCCAAAGCTCATTTTTCCATTTTTTGCATCAATTGGCATTGTCTAATCCTTTCTTGTTTTCTGTCGGACAGTCTAGCAGGTCTTTGGCATAATAAGCCTTTGCGTAGTCCCCATTGCCTATAAGGATAACAGGGGGGTTTTTTTCTTTCATGAACTGATTGTCTTTTGTTTCATTCATAGACTGAATGATTTTCCTAGCTTTTGTCAAAGCTTCCAAAAGTTTATCGTTATCATTTAACACTGTTTTGAGCCATTTAGCGTACTGTTTTCTTAATCGGCGCTCGTTTTTTAGTGTTCTTTCGATGGGTAATTCATAGGGCATTATTGCCTCGCTTTCCCCCCCGGTGTCAGTATCTCGGTTTTAAGTATAACAAAGCTTTAGCATTTAGCCGATAACTAATCTTTTCTGTGATGTTCTCGGCGACCAATACGCTCTAAGTCTATTTCTAGCTGGTGGATAAGTTTCACCGTTGTATCCAGCCTTAAAAGATCATTATCTACAATTCTTAATCTTTCAATAAGGGCTACCAGTATTTTGTGCTGTGCTTCAAGCTTTTCATTGTGCAGTTTTTGGTTTGCGTCTATCTTTTTTGATAGCCCTGCAATTGAATTTGTTAGCTGGTTAAATATGTATTTTAAGACAAAATACAATCCAAAAGCAGTTAGCAAGGCGGCAAGAATTGGGAATCCAATTTCTTTTACAATCTCAGCGGCGGTTGTTAAATCTTGCATAATAGCCCTTTATTTTATTTTCCAGATTCTTATGGAATTTGTTTAGCTTTCCTTGTCTTGTTTTGCAGGAGCAGCCTTTCCAAGGCTTAATTCCAAAAAATGAAAAAAAATCAGCAAGCCAGTCCCCAAGATATTTTTTCGTGTCAAGGGTTTGAGGGGGAAGCTCTTTTTTAATAAAAAAAGGGTTTTTGGTTCCTTCGCTGTGTTCTTCTAGAATTTCATAATCTTGGGCCATTACGGTGGAGGCCCAATTGTTGGCGGTGGAGAAATAGATATTCTTGCAGATACAGTAGAAGGCTGTGAAGCTGTTGGATCAAGGCCCTTGCAACTTGTATTGGATTCAGGCCAATCGCTTCCATCGTCGCTGTAATCGCATGGAGTAGAAGAACCATCTCCACCCTCTGAAAACTTTCCGCATTTGTCAAATGTGTATAAAAGAGTAGAAGCCCCCGACATGCTTGAAGTTGAATACCCTGGAGGCTCTGACTGGTAGGTGCAAAAAGTAAAGCAGCCACAAAGTCTATCTGGATCTGTCGCAGAGGCATTGAAGTATTCATCAGTTGACCAAGATTTTAGAGTGTTCCCTGTCACTCCAAATGAAGAGCAATCGCCTTTAAAGTTTAAAACGCAACTTGAATAATTTTGAGATACATTTTGTGACCAGTCTGTGCAGTAATGTGGTTCGTAATCATCATCGCATATAAAATGCGTACACATGTACCTGCCAATTTCATCGGAGTCGCATGGATTTCCTAGCCTTTCCGCATAGCTTTTTTCTGCTGTTCTAATTCCTAGCATATCAATCCATTCAAAATCTATTACTTTGATCTGATCGCCAGAAGACCCATCTACATCAACGCATTGCAGCTTGGGCATTGTAAAAACAGGAGCCAGATAGTAGCCGATTTTTGTTGTCTTTTTGAACATAGGCATTGCGCCTGAAGCTCCACCCCAATAAGTATCGTTTGCAGGGCCACATGGGGAATATCCATAATTGGAGCTATCTCTGCCCGTACCAACATCCACAGATACCTCAATGTCTCCTACATGTTCTGGTGAGAGTGTGCCATACACGGTCGTAGTATCGTTGAAGGTGTGCGGGTAAGAAGACACCTCTACTGTTGATAATTTTGTATCGTCGCAAGAATCGAATACTTGCTCTGGAGTCGATGGCCAGGCGGGGAGTGGATCTGACCACCAGCTGCGCTTGCCTCCAGGAGCGTCATTGTCAGAGCCTTCGTTTTGAATGGCTCCAATGTAAGCAGAAGCATTGTTATTGTCAGCAAAGCACAGCAGCCATAGTGAGCTTGGCCCTATTCCAAAAGGCGCATCATAAAAATCTGTGCTGACTTGGGAAGGACTTAAAATTGGGTTGGCTACTCTATAACAAGCCCCATTTGTGCCAGTGTTTGGGTAAGAATCCAGATTCCCAATTGTTCCACCATGTGGAATTATGTACTTTATGTTTGTTTCTTCACCTGAAGCATTGCAGGGAACATACACATTGTCGTTTTTTAATTTATAAAAATGCGTAAACGTAAAGCTTCCCTTTATATTTAAAGGCGGCAAATTGGCGGTGTAATCATAAGTAGAGTTGTTAATTGAAAAATAAGAAAGCAGGGCGTTCCTGTATCCGCACACCGGTGCTGGATCGCTTGAAGAACTTTGAGCATAATCGCCCGCATTGAATGTAAAATATCCCCCGTCTGAAATATTACCAGACGCACAAGACCCATCCCAACCTGTTGGGGGGTCTGATTGTGGAACTCCAAACTCATCACTTGTTGGGCGGAATTTGTTTCGTATTGTTAGGTTGTAAGTAAGAGATATAGTTGCTTTAAACAATTTAACATCTTGGTTTGATGCGGGGCTACACCTTCCATGTGAAGACGAACCAAGTCCGCAATTCTCGCAATCTCCGCACCCGCAACATGTGCAATAATAACTCATGGGATAGTATCGCATCCAGAGCAGCAGAAATAATTGGGCTGGTTAAACATAATCACCGTTTTAAATGTTGGCGGGGTTGTTGTTGTTACTGTTGTAGATTCTTCATACATTTCAGCAAGCCAGTACTGCACAATCGGGTTCCCAAAATTTGCTGGATACACTGTGGTGTTTATCCCATCCCAAGGAATTCCGCCAATGTATTCAGCAGTAGCCCCAAGCTCAAATAAATTTAAAGCATAAATACCAAGCGCAGAGGGAATTGGCGCGTTGGTGCTTTGATTAAAATAGCTAGGCTTTGGAGTTGGGCTTGAGTCGTCAAGAACAGGGACAACTAGTTCAAACTGGGTGTATTTCCATTGGGGTATTCCAGTGGTATACCTTACAACATCAGTAGCTGAAGTATGCGAGCCTGTAAGTCTTAGCAGCCCGCTTTTTTGATTGGTCAGCCTGTATTGTCCAGTGGTATATTCGCTCATTCCAAAGTCTGTACGTAAGGGTTGTTGGTGATAAGAGAAGTAGATTCTACAAAATTGTGGGAGCTATTCATGTAAAGTCCGTCAAGCGCTCCTGCCATATCTACTTGGTTTACTTTTTTAATCAACATAATGCTGTCAGGCTCAGAAGATGAGTCAATAAATGGGTAGCAAAAGCCATCATCGCCTATAAAATAATCAAATGGCCTTTGGTCGCAATAAAATGTTCGGCTATTCCAAAACCAAAAAGTGTACTCATAGAGCCAGTTTTCTGGCAATGGATTGCCGTTCCCATCGTTGGTCTTGTAGTATGGCTCCGATCCCACGGACCATGCAACTAACTCTAAGCTGTTTTGAGGGAATGACTCTAAAAGCTCACTGCTCCCATCTGCTTTTCTGTTGTAGAAAGATATTTCGGCTTGATTGGCAAGGCCACAAAGATTGTTAATACCCGACCTTTCTGACGCGCTTGACAATTCTACTGCTATAAGGGTCACTTTGTAAAATGCACCTATCTCAACCTGTGTAGCAAGGTCGGCATTTCCTTTCCCGTTTGTTAAATTTAACCACCCATTGGAAGCAGTGCCGATTGAAGAAATGTCGTCAGTAGTACCAGACGCGTCGTCTCTAAGATCCCAGTATCTATCGTTGACAGCTGATCCGTACTTGTACACGCCTTGGTATTGGCTTACAAATTTTTCTTTGTCAACATCACTAATTGGAACCTCAGAAGCTGGCACTCTTTCAAGGGTAGCATGGCCGCCCCTCTTGTTAGAGCTAGAAGCTGAAGTTGCAGCAGAATATTGAAAATTGATTTTCCAAAATCCAGCTTTGAATTCATTGCATACTATTTTTGTCAATTTCCAACTTCTTGCCGCCGCGCCTGTAAGCGTAGGGTATGAAACGCTGATAGTTGAGCCAGCAGCCTCATCTCCCAGCTTGAACCCTTGCTCATAAATTAAGTCTCCGATATTTGTGGCCGTTAAAGGAACACCCTCCGAATCTTCACCATAAGCAATGTAAGCGATAATAACATTTGACTGCTCTTCTGGGCTTGCCATGTGTACTTGTGAGCCCTGGTCATATACCTGTGTAAATGTGTACGCCATGTTGATCCTTTACATTCTTTGATAAGTACCAGTTTGTGCCATTGTTTCCCAGTCAGCAGTTGCGTAGCCGCCTACCATTTTATGAAATTCTATTCCCGTTTTGTTCACCCAATCTGTGTATGCCTTTTCTTCTCCACCTAGAAGCATTGTTATTTTTCGTACGTAGTGAGGAATTTTTGCAGCTTCCGTAGACTCTAGCCATGTCCAGAAAGCAGTTTTTTCATCTTCTCTGTATTCAGCACCTCTTACCTGTTTGTTAATATCGTATCCCTTGGTAACTTGACTGTATCTTTTTAAAGAAGCCGCAATGTCTTGTTCGAAGAGTTGTAAAATAGTTCCAGCGCCTCTTTTTTCAACAAGTTCGCCCAATATTCCAACTTTTCTTGTTTGGCCCATCCCTTTGAGCGCTTCTTTTAACCTTAAAACCTTTTGTATAAAAGTTCCTTTGGCAAATTCGTCAGGGGTTATTCCCAATTGTTTAAAAATAGCAGTTCGCAAGGGGTCGCCTTGTTGGGCTTTGCCCACTGCGTATTGCAAAGAAATCATTGCTTTTTCTAAAGCTTTAATTTCAATCCCTGCTTGCTTCCCAACAAATTCCATTTGTCGAAGATTAAATGGGTCTGTTCCAAGCATTTTTGCGGTTTTGCCTAAGCGGTCGAGCTTGCTGTCTAAACTGTTTAAAAAGTTTAGATACATCATTCCGCCCATCATTACACCACCAGTAGCACCAAAGCCCATCATTCCGCCTATTGGAGTTTTCGACATCATTTTCCCAGCTGATCTTGAAAACCCTTTAAGTTTAGCTTTTGCACGTTTTAGCCCTTTTTCAAGGCCTCCGGTCCGTGCGCCAATATTTGTATAGAGATGACCAATTGTTTTTTTAGGCATTTAATTTGAACCCCATTTTTGCTAGCTCCAACATTTCAGGGTCTGAAGCAACTTTTCTCTGTGCTTGTCTTTTTTTTTCTATTGGATCTATTTCTTTTTCTGTATCGTCAGTCATAGATTCAATTGCCTCTTGAATCTTTTGATAGGTAGAAACCGGCAACGATAAAACTTGCTCCAGCGTAATAGGGCAATTGTCTTCATCGTATACACAAAGTGACATCATGTATGCATCTTGTATATAAGAACACCTTGCAAAATCTTCGACTGTTGGTTCTTCAATTCTAAAGTTTTCAATAATCATTATTGTGAAATCGTTGGTGCGCCGGTTATCTGGAACGTGATAGTGACGGTTGAAGCATCGTCTGTGCTTGCGTCAACATTAAACCCTAAGGGGATAGCCGTAGCACTAAAAGACAACTCAGCTTGGTCCGCCGTGTCATTTAATACAACTGAAAGATTTGCGCCGCTTGACGTATCGCCGCTAACCATGTCGGCATATATAGCAGCCGGATCAGTATTATCAGAGCAGATAACCGTGAAAGAAACTTCTCCCCCGCCAGGTATTGTCGATATGTAGCTCCTGTGCGTAGCATCGTGGCCTGTGCAATCAATTGATGATCTTGTGTAAGCCAAGCTTGATACGCTTGTGACCTTTCCAATTGCAGTACCGTCGTATGTTAATGTTGCTCCCCATAAACTTGTAGCCATTTTTAGCCCCCCTTAATATTGCACTGTGAAGCGCATGTTTATTATATACAATGGACGATCGCTGCCATCTATTGGGCTTGCAACCGTATCAGAAGAAGATTCAAAGCCAAAAGCGTAGCCGCTGTTGGTAATTCTATCGAGCCTAGTTTTCACCTCGTCATAAGATGTTATCGCTGTGGAGTATGTTTTTGCGTAAACGCTTACCGTAATTATCCCAGAAGAAAAACCGCTGTTTGAATTGTGGGTCTGTATGTCAGCGGTGTCGCTAATCTCAAATGTGACTGCTGGCAGCCCTTGGTTTTCTGGCCGCTGCAATGGGAAAATATTGTTTCCCCAGGGCGGCGTTCCTTCGTCCAGCAAATCAAAAATGGTTGACTGTAAACTCATGGCGCCGCTGGTATCTTATTAAAAAGATTCCTTATTCCTTTTAACATTATTGCTTGAGCGCTTCGAACGGTTGCTCTGTGCGCTTCTGATCTAAAGCTGTTAATCATCTTGCCGTGTCTAGTAGGAACAAACCATCCGTATGTAGAAGGGTCAATCGTTCCGCTCTTTGTATATGATCCCTCTGGCTCTGGCAATGTTGCAGATTGTACAAAAATAAAAACCCCAGGCTTAAATCTTTTTGGGCCTTGCGCCCTGACTCTAATATGTTTTTGCAAGGCTCCCGTTCTTTTGTGAGCTTTTGCCAGTGTTTTTGACAAGTTTTGTTCAGGCTTTGCCGCTGCCTTGCATACTTTTTGCACTTCTTTCATTCCAAAAGTTTTTATCGCGCGATCTATGTTTTTAAACAATATTTTTTCGCTTTTTTCATCCATTAGCTTAAGCATTTTTACCGCCCATCTGACTTCACCATCTCGAACTGTATAACATTCAGCTGTGTATTTTGGTCACTTGTGAAAGACTTTACTATGTACATTTCAGACTCGTATTCTATAAATGTATCTACCTTGATGGCGGTGCTGCTGCTTGGCTTTCTCATCTCCACGAGCCAAAATTGTCTGGAGACTGTTTCGTCTGCTGATTGGAGTTGTTGGGCGGTTTTTGGAGTAACACGACAACGATACTCTGTTGAGCCTTCTGATCCAATTGCTGGGGTACTTTGATAGTAATCTCCCACCGCGGATCGGGTTCTTGAGGGGTTGTAGACTTTGATGGTATGCCGATACCTCCCAGACATGGGTTGCCATTGTCTCATTGTACAAAACCGCGCAATGAATCACTGTTTATTAACCGCGTATAGGTCAACGGCAATTCTTTGATGTTTATGGCTCCTGTGGCACTCATCGTGTCATACCAAGAAGATACAAGAAGCTTTATAGCTGTTTCTTGTTTGTATTTGTTATTTTGGGCCTTTGTTTTAAATGTGACTTTTACTTCTTCAGCAGATGGAAGGGTATCAATCCACCGTATTCTAGAAGTTCCAAAAGCTTTTTCCAAAACGTATTTTGAAGATGAAAGGGTTACAGGGCTGCTCCAGTCTCCAATTGTATCCGTATAGGTCACCGACAAACCTGTGTCGGTGAGTTCTTCAAATGGAGCTTGCCAAGTTGGGCTGGGCCAGCCGTGCAATATTATTTGGTAATACTCATTGTCTAAAGTTTTTATTCCTGTATCCGATTCGTATTGATCTATGGCCGCACTTACAAGCTCGCTGATCAATGTGCTGTCAGTAGAGCTGTCCACTCTTAGCCAGGTTTGCATATCTGAAGTAGTGACAACATCAGATCCAGTGCTTTTTGAAACTAGTACAGGATCAAGATAAGTAAGGACAGCCATTTATAAATGTTTCCCGTTTCCATTTCTTAGGACGTTACGCCATTTTTTAAAAACTAAAGCCGCTACAAATATTAAACCAGCAGCAGCAAATGAAATGCTCACCCATTGAATAATTTGCGCGGAAATCATATCTAAAAGAAGAGGGGTAATTGCAAGTCCTACTCCAATGGCAATTAAAGCGCCGCCGGTTTTCTTTTCGTATAAGACATAGCCTGCAACGCCAGCCAAAATAATAATTGCACTAATAATTGAAAGCATTTCAGTTCCTTGTTCTGCTGCAATAGCACTTTGGGTTGTCGCACTTATCTTTTGCAGGCTGTTTGAAAATCCGTCTTTTACTGTCCTGGTAGGACTTGCACAGCCGGTTACCCAAATAAAAACAAGCAAATGCACGCAGCCGAGAAAATAATAAGCAGCCCTTCGTTGTCGATCCATGATTCATCCATTGTTACCCCAAGGGGGGGGCTTTTTGCAAGCTTTGCGAAATTTTTTGCAAGCCGCCCCCCCAAACTGGAAGAAAGAAAACTAATTACCCAGACATTTGAAGGCGAACTAGTGCCTTGTTGTCCACAATTGCGAGATCGTGTTGTTGGAAGCTTGTAACATTGATAATGCCTGTTGACGCATTTGTATATGGGTCAATGGTCATTGTCATGGTGTCAACAGTCCCAAGAGTACAAGCAGATCGGAAATCTCCAAAGAAAATTTCTCCTGCGTTTGTGCCTTCTAGATCGGCGCTGTCTGTGAGCACAACAGGATATCCAAAGAGGCTTTGATACATTCCGCCCTCTATTGAATTATTGCGCTGTCTGTCGCTGAAGAATGTTGGAGCGTCACCAGAAACTGCTTGGGCAACAATGCCCCAGTACGTATCGTATCCCATTAAGAAAGCAGTATTTTGTTGATAAGGGAACACGCCTTCTGCCTTGCTTAGTGCTAGGCAATCAAGGACTTTTGCAGCATTCCAAGTCGTACCACCTACTTCCAACAATGCAAATTTTGTGTTGTCAATTGGCAATTGGTTGTCTGTCGCATGATCCATTAAAGAATCAGAAAGACCAGAGCTTGCTTTTACAAGTTGAGAATTTAACGCATTTGAATGCGCTCGATTGTGAAAGGCCACAATGGAAGCTTGTAAATCAAAAGCACTTTGAGAAGCCAGCTCTACGCTGTATTGGCTATGGGCGCTGAATTTTTTGGGATCAATTGCCGCGCTTCCTGCTGTTGGCTCTACTGACGTGAAAGCAGAAGTTTCACCAACTATTCCTGCTTCAGGAGAAGCAACGCTCATCGGCATTGTCACTTTACCGTCTACATTTATTCTTGTCATAAGACCAGAGACACGGTTTTCAATGTCTTTGGTGACTGCTAATTGTTGAAAGACTTCATCGTTTTGCCAATTGGAACTAAGCTGCAAAGCTCTTTTTTCCATTTCTTTGACTGGCATAGTGATTGTCCTGTGTTGCATTTCTCCACCGGCAATGGCTTCGCAAGCATCATCGAACTCTGTTTTTTCTTTTTTAGTGCCACCGGCGTAGGCCGCTGCTTTTAAATCAGAAAGCTTTTGCCTTTGTGCAATCTTTTTTTGTTCTGCTCGGACTTCAGCAATTTGTTCTGTAAGTTCTTCAAATTGCTCATCGCTCAATCCTTCGTCGATTGAATCCATTACCTGTTCAGTTAGCTCAGACTCGGCTTCGCTAGTGAACGCATCTTCAGTGGTCATTTTTTTACCCCTTAACTTAACGCTAGTATCAAGACCAAACGCTGCCCTTGTTACTATGCTGATTTCGAAAATCTCGTCTATTGCATTCACTTGGCGCAATAACGGTTGATTTTTTCTTTCAAAATATTCTATATCCTCTTCGTGTGAAAAATATGCAAAGCTCATTTGGTTAAGATTACCAAGCTCTACACTTTCCATGATTTCTAAGGCTCTTTCAGATTTTCCTAGTTTAGCTCTAAAATACAAACCTTTGTCGTTGACTTCAAGCTCTAATGTTTTTGATGTTGTCCTGGCTAAAGGAATTCCATCTTCATCATGATTTAGCAACAAAGATACATCGTCTAAATTGCAATTATCTAGGCATCTTCTGGACAAAACTTCTACAAACTGTCCTCGCCTCGGATCGTGCAATGGAGAAGAAGGCTTCCCAAAAACCAACGCATACCCTTCAAGTACTCCCTCTTTGCCTTGCAAATTGGGGTTGTTTATAGAACGCAATTCTAATAAATCATTACTCATTCAGTACCCTCTAGCTCTGGCTCTCTGTTTTCAGCGCCTCCACTGTTCGACATGTTTAATGGAAGCCGCAACTCATTGCCGCCTTCTATCTCACCCAATGCAAGCTGTGACCGCGCCTCGTTTATTGTCAAAATTCCACTATTAACAAGTTGAGAAAGTCTTGCCGCATCGTCTGCTGCTCCAAACAAAATTGGAGTTGGATCAAATTCAAAGCTTTCGCTGGTTCTTTGTAATTTGTTGTGAATTTCATCGGCAATGGTAGCCAGAAGAGGTCGAATACATTGAGAAAGATACGCTCGCATGGCCTCAATAGAAGCCCATTTTGAATCCTCAGAACTAAACAATAAAACTGGAGGAATCCCCAAAATTCTAGCTATTTCATGCAAGGTGTGAGTTCTCGCCTCTGTGTTTGTTTCAACTTTTGTGGATAGTATGTCCAGGTCGCATCCTTCTTCCAAAAGAACAACTCTTCCCTGTCCTTGTCCCGTGTAGTTTGACATTTGTTGCCGTAAACGCTGTCCCGCTTGCTCGCTTAATCTGGCTGGGTGTTTAAGTTTTAGTCTTGGGGCTGCTGAATTTTTAAGAGCGCTGTTATATCCATTTTGTTCTAAGAGCGCATTTGTCAAAGTTGTCTTTGCGTATTGCATTAAAGATTGTCCAGTTTGATACCAATAAGAAGCATCTCGGACCAGCCCCCTGAAATGCAACATGTCTTGAGCTGCAATTGTTCCTCTTTCAAAATCTGTGTACTCAATCAAGCCGGTGTTTGTATTCACGTCTGGCTGTATATATTCCGATGGCCTCATCGTTAGCATGACCGGCCTTCCTTGGCCGTCTCTTGTTATATGCGCGTAGCCGTTCCCATTAACAATCATGCTTGAGACCATTCCTTGTATGAATGTATCTCTTGTGAATGAGGGGTGAGGGTCATCAAGTAAAATAGAAGCGTCACCCTTGTATGCCTCAGTTTTTCTATTTTTAAACTCTATTGAGTTGCATCTTGCAATGTCAGAAGCAATTAAATTAACACCCCTAGCAACGCTTGGAATGCTCAAAACTGTTTGAGCTGTTACGTTGTTGGTTGATGAAGAAAGCCCATAGTACAGCTGGTAATCTTGCCCAGGTAGCGGCGTTGATCTTGTTTCTTTGTTTCGGGTCAGAAAATCAAAAAAAGCCAGCTTACTACCCCCCAGAAGCCCCCTAGCATTCTATCACAGTATCGTCAAGCCGGTATCTTCATAAACACTATTTTTTTCAACTTCTTCAAACAATAGGCCAATGGCTATTGTAGCGCTTACCGCCGCGTCAGTGAATCCTGGCATTGCTCCTGGTGAATTCCCCGCATTTCTTAATATTTTTACATTTCCTGAGCTGTCTGGGCGCACTCTGGCAGAGGCTATGTTGTGCCTTAAAAATTCATTACCATTGTGGACCAGTTTTCCAGACTCAATTAAATTTTGAAACTCTTCAAGCATTGGGGACATTGTTAGAACCCCTTGCCGCACTCCTCTGGCTGGCAATCCTTCAGCTTCTAGTTCTTGGGCAAGTCTTTGGGCCGCGTAGGGGTCGAATCCTATACACCTGCAATCTAGTTTGCGGGCTAATTCTTTTGTTTTTTCTATGATTATATCGTGTCGAATAGCTCTTCCATCAAAGGCTAAAAGGGTTTTATCAACAATCCAACGCCTTACAGGGCATCGTTTTGCTTGTTCTAATTCTTCTGCCCTTTCTATACACACCCAAGACCAGTTCCAAATGGCTACTTTGTCAGGCAAAGAAAAAGCGATAGAAAGGCTTGAGCTGTCAAAAGTTCTGCTTAAATCTAGACCAAAACAGCAAGGGTAATCGATTAAATCTTCTATTTTTAAGCTCGTTTTAGCGCATTTATCAAATGATTCAAGGCTTACCCAGTTGGTATCGCCTTCTAATTGGACACATAAGCAGTCTCTATAAAATTCTCTTTTTGATAATTCGCTGGCTTGAGAGGAATCGTAGTGCTGTTTTAAGGCTTTAAGGGTGGGTCTTCCATGGATTGCTCCTGGATTGGCTTGGATAAAACTTTCATCGGTTCCAAATTTTTCTGGCTCATCTGGGTTAGCCTCGTATAAAGCTCCCCAAATTTGATCGCCTCCAGTAACTTCATCCCCTTGCAGTTCCCTGCACAGCATGTCGCGCAATTCGTAGGCTGGAGAAACTTTGTTCCCGGGTGTCCCAATGTGGAGTATGTGTGCGCCGGTATCTCTTTTGGTTTGAGCTGTCCATAGCTTACACATAGCGCGAGTGCTAGCGCTAAAGCATTCATCCACAACAGCGAAATTAGGGCTATAACCGTCAAGTCTGGCCTCGACACTAGGCAGCACTTTCAAAATAGAATTCTTGCATGTGTTGATATCATAAGTTCTTGCACGAATTTTTGTGCCATGACCATCAAAATCCTCTACCCATGTATGGCTGTCAGTAGCCTCAACATTTTGTCTTAAGCCGAGCTGGTACACCATGCTTTTGGCCTTGCGTAGTGCAATGGCAGCTTGAGGTGCTGAATTCGCCAATAGTAAGCATTCTCGGTCTCTAATTTTGCCAATATGAAATAAACACAGACCAGCGGCAAAAGTAGTTTTTCCGGCTCCTCGTCCAATTTGAAGTAAGGACGTTTTGAATCTTTTTGACTTATCTTCTTTGTATTTCCAGCAAAGAATAGAAGCAGCACAAAAAACCTGCCAGGGTAACATTTTGAAAGGCTTGCCGGTGTGATCCTCAACAAGGGGAAGGGTTCTCATGAATTGATTGAACTCAATAAGCGGTTTCCAGTCAAACAGTAGATCGTTACGCTCAAGATCATTAACGTGCCGGTTTGCAGCCAATCGTACCCACTCACTGGAAGGTATCTCGCCCGATAAAATCCCCTCTATATATTCGTCAAGGGTGTTTTTCAATCTTTTGTTTCGAATCGCTGCCATAATCTCTCGTTTTTTTCCCTGC